TACACTATTATTGGAAACTCTTCAACTGAAAACTATTTTTCAAGAACAAAAGAATTATCGTATACTCCAGCTAACCTTACGGGTAAAGTATATCATCCTGAAGTAGAAAATTCCGGAGTATGGAGTTGGAAAGAAGGACACAGTATCACACTTGGAGCTGGTACCGGAATTAAAATAATTAGACTACCAGCATATATAAATCAAAGTTTTGAAGTAGATTACATGTTAGCAAGTGCTGCATATTCTTCAACAAGAAGTGGCAAATTAAATATCACAGTTAACAGCGTTGACGGTGACCTCGAATTTAATGATGACTTTCATTTTACAGGTACATTATCATACCTTGAAGCAATTAAGTTTAACGTATATAAAACAGATGAAGATGGAGATACAACAAACGATACGATAGCTATAAGTTACACTAGCACTATGCCTAGCGATGATCAAACTAAGATGACTTTTAAAGTCACTAATAAACAATCTTAACATATATGCTAATGAATGTTTGATAAAAACTACGAAGAAAGACTTTCTAACTGGCAGGTATTTCGATCAAACTTAAACACCTCATCAGATGCATTATTAGATGTTATTAGATTTTATCAACAAGCACCGATTGTTAGTATACATACAGATCCGTATAATGAAGAAACTTGGCCAAGTCCTTGGGAACTACTTTACGAAAACCAATACTGTAGTTTTTGTAAAATACTAGGAATGTGCTATTCTTTACAGTTAACTGAAAGTTTTAAGGACAAAGAATTTGAGATACATATAGGTGTAGATCGACAAAATCATGAAACATATTACTTGCTTTCAATTGATAGCAACGTGATAGGATTTAATGATAATTATATACATATCAGCAAGTTACCTAAGAGTATTGTTATAGAAAGAAATTATTTTATGCCACAACTATAGTAAATAAATACCACATACAATCAAGAGAAACAGAATGAAGAGGAAGAGAAATATGTCCAACGGTACTATGATCGTTAAACGAGACGGAAGTAAAGAACATTTAAACATTGATAAGATACATTTTGTAGTGGAACATGCATGTTCAGGTTTAGCAGGAGTTAGTAGTTCACAGATTGAAATGAATGCAAATTTGCAATTTTATGACGGAATGAGTACTGTAGAGATCCAAGAAGTTTTAATTAGAAGTGCAAACGATCTAATTTCATTAGAAGCAGTAAACTATCAGTTTGCGGCAGCACGTCTATTAAGTTACAGTATTAATAAAGAAGTCTTTGGAGAATATAAATCTATTCCATTGTCTCAAATGATAGAGCAAAATATTGACCGAGGATTATATGATCGTGCAATACTAGATTGTTATACGAGAGAAGAACTTACTACACTAGACTCTTATATTAGGCACTCTAGAGATGAAAACTTTACCTATGCTGGCCTGAGACAAGTAGTAGACAAGTACCTGTGCCAAGATAGAAGTAACAATCAATTATTTGAAACACCTCAGTATATGTATATGATGATAGCTGCAACATTGTTTGCAGAGTATCCTAAAGAAACTCGATTACAGTATGTAAGGAAATATTATGATGCGACCTCCCTTTTTAAGATCAATATCCCAACGCCAGTTATGGCGGGAGTCAGAACCCCTGTACGCCAATTTGCAAGTTGTGTGCTCGTTGATAGTGACGATACTCTTGACAGTATTTTTGCTAGTGATATGGCTATTGGACGCTATACGGCGCAACGTGCAGGCATTGGTATTAATGCTGGTAGGATACGTGCAGTCAATTCTAAAATTAGGGGCGGCGAAGTAGCACACACAGGAATAATTCCGTTCCTAAAGAAATTTGAATCAACAGTTAGATGTTGTACACAAAACGGTGTACGTGGTGGAAGTGCAACTACACATTTTCCTTTTTGGCATTACGAAATTCAAGACATCCTTGTATTAAAAAACAACAAAGGAACTGAGGACAATCGAGTCCGTAAGTTAGATTACTCAATTCAGCTTAACAAAACAATGTATGAAAGATTGTTAGCAGGAGGCGATATAACTTTGTTCTCGCCACACGATGTGCCTGGCTTGTACGAAGCATACTTTGGCGACCCAGCAGTATTCCAAGAACTATATGAAAAATACGAGAGAGCATATAGTATTAAGAAAAAGACTATTCCTGCAATGGAACTATTCTCTGCATTAATTAAAGAAAGAGCTGAGACAGGTCGTATCTATATTATGAATGTAGATCATTGTAATACACATAGTTCATTTAAAGATACTGTTTACATGAGTAATTTGTGTCAAGAGATTACGCTTCCAACTAAGCCACTTAATCACATTGACGATGAAGAAGGTGAAATTGCATTATGTATCCTTAGTGCTATTAATGTAGGACTTATTAAAGAACTAGATGACTTAGAAGAACTATGCGATCTTGCAGTTAGAGCATTAGAAGAAATTATAGATTATCAAAAATATCCAATTAAAGCAGCAGAGAAGTCAACTAAAGCTAGACGTTCATTAGGTGTTGGTTATATTGGGCTTGCTCATTACCTTGCGAAGAATAAAGCAAAATACAGTGATCCATTAGCTTGGGACCTTACACACAGTTTAACTGAAGCCTTCCAATATTACTTACTTAAAGCAAGTAACAAACTTGCAGAAGAGCGTGGAGCATGCGAATTTTTTAACCGTACTAAATACAGTGAAGGCATCCTTCCTATTGATACGTACAAAAAAGAGTTAGATGCTGTAGTTAAAGGTGAACTAAACTATGATTGGGATGGCTTACGTAAAAGCATTGGAATACACGGTCTCAGGCACAGCACTTTGTCCGCACAGATGCCAAGCGAGAGTAGTTCCGTTGTGTCAAACGCTACCAATGGAATCGAACCGCCTAGAGGATACTTGTCCGTTAAGAAGTCCAAAAAGGGGCCTCTTAAGCAGATTGTTCCACAATATAATATCTTAAAAAATTACTATACACTACTATGGGATATGCCTAACAACGACGGCTACATTAATGTTGTTGCAGTTATGCAAAAATTCTTTGATCAAAGTATTAGTGGTAACTGGAGTTATAATCCAACACACTTTGAGAATAACGAAGTTCCAATGAGTGTTATGATAAAAGATCTTCTAACAACTTATAAATTAGGTTGGAAGACTGCTTACTATCAAAATACATACGACTATAAAACAGACGACGAGATTGTGTTTGAAGAACCTACACATTCATTAGGGTGGCACGACGAAACAAAATCAGCTCCAGTAAGAGAAGACTTTGCTACTGAAGAAGAATTTTGCGATGCGTGTGCAATATAAAGGTTGACAATACTAATAAAAGATTGTATACTTAATACTTAGAAGGGATAAAAATTTAATGGCAAAAACTGTATTCAATCGTAAAAAAATTGACTTTACAAAACAAAATATGTTTTTTGGAGAAGACCAAAATACTCAAAGATACGACACATTTAGACACCCTGTGTTTGATAAGTTAAATCAAACTATGCTTGGTTACTTTTGGAGACCAGAGGAAGTAAGTCTACAAAAAGACCGTTCTGACTTTGCAAACTTCCGTCCAGAGCAAAAACATATTTTTACAAGTAATTTAAAATATCAAACATTACTCGACAGTGTCCAAGGACGTGGTCCGTGTCTAGCATTTTTGCCGCACGTATCTATTCCTGAACTAGAAGGTTGTATTGTTACTTGGGACTTCTTTGAAACAATCCACTCACGTAGCTACACACATATTATGAAGAACGTGTATGCTGACCCGTCAGAAGTATTTGACACTATCTTAGATGATGAAGAAATTATCAAAAGAGCAGTAAGTGTAACTAAAAATTACGATGCATTTACAGTAGCAGCTGATAACTGGAACTTCCATAAAAAAGGTAGTATGCGAGATGTAAAGAAGAAACTTTATCTTGCAATGATGAATGTAAATATTCTTGAAGGCTTACGTTTTTATGTTAGCTTTGCATGTACGTTTGCATTTGGTGAGTTAAAGTTAATGGAAGGCAGTGCTAAGATTATTAGCTTAATTGCTAGAGACGAGAGTCAACATTTAGCACTTAGTACGCATGTATTAAAACTTTGGTCACAAGGCAAAGACGATCCTGAGATGGTACAAATTGCTAAAGAATGTGACGAAGAAGTATATGCTATGTGGAGAGATTGTGTACTAGAAGAAAAGGCCTGGGCAACGTATTTGTTTAAAGACGGATCAATGATTGGTCTTAATGATACTTTGTTGAATCAGTATGTTGAGTACATTGCAAACCGTAGATTAAAAGCACTTGGTCTTAAGCAAATATTTGATCAACCAGTTAATACTAATCCGCTACCTTGGACGCAACATTGGTTAAGTAGCTCTGGGCTACAAGTTGCTCCGCAAGAGACGGAGGTAGAATCGTACATCATCGGTGGTATTAAGCAAGATGTTAATGAAGAAAGTTTAAAAGGATTTAGTTTATGATAGAAGTATTAGTACTAACTAAAGATGCATGTATGTATTGTGATCAAGCAAAGGAATTACTAACTAGAATGCATATTCCATTTAAAACTCGTAAACTTAACGAAGATCTTACAAGAGAACAAGTTTTTGAAATGTGTCCAAATGCTAGAACATTTCCACAAATTATAATCGGAAACAAGGTGATTGGCGGATACAGCGAACTAACTACATATATAGAAACAACAGGATTTAACGGTACAGGACACTCATTATAATGCTATTAGAAACACCATATAAGATAGGGGATACCGTATCTTTTAAACTAAGCAGTGGAGAAGAACTTGTCGGAAGACTCGAATCAGAGAACGATAAGTCCTATACACTTAACAAGCCAATGGTAATTATTGCACAACAACAAGGATTGGGATTAGCCCCGTTCATGTTTAGTGTTTCACCAGACGGCAAATTTAACTTGCAAGCACAGTCAGTTAGTTGTGTTGCAAAAACTGAAATTGAAATTGCCAAGCAGTATATAAGTACTACTTCAGGCATTCAACTTGTTTAAAAACAATAACCAAAGGAGAGTAAGATGA